TCTGCGCCGTGTACTTTGATGAATGCGTCCTTGTCGAACACAGAGCGGTTGCTCTCGATGTAGGTGGCCTTGAAGAGCGCACCCTCGACAACCTTGGCACCGCCTGCGCTGGCTGACTCTTTGATGGAGTCTTTAATTGCGTCGGCCTGCTTGGTCAGATCAGCGATCTGTGCCAACAATGTGCCGAGTGTGTCTACTGATGTGAAGTTGATGTCGTTGTTCATAATTCGCTTTCTGTTCTCTGGTTCTGCCTTGCAACAATTGCTTGGTCAGTGATGTAAGTGTAACACCAAATTTCACCTTGGCAATATATTTTTATAGGGACATACCCTAATGTTGCTCAGAAGCAACACCTAGCAATTCGAGGGTGTCTTTCAGCAGAGCGGCCTCGTCGTAGCCATAGTGCGCCTCGAAGCCCTTCGTGCCAAGGCCGTGGAGGCCCGTAGAGCCGCGATGATGCTCTGGGCATAGCGGTATGACACTCATGTGGCTGGAACGCCCCCAGCCCCCCGCCAATCGCCTTGGATGGTGCAGTTCTGCTGGCGTACCCTCGTACCCCATCCGCCTGCACACGGCACAACCCAACTCGGCCACCGCGCTCATGTGCTTCTTTTCCTTCAGCGTGGTCATTCGCCAGCCTCTATGTCTCTGAGCATTTGATGCAAAGCAAACAGTTCTCTTGTTGCTTCCATGCGTTTTTCTTGTATGTGATCCATTGCCTCACCCAACGCGGTCATTGCACCAAGCAACTCAAAAATCTTTTGTTGAATTTCTTTTTTGGTTTTCATTGTCTTGGCGTCCTGTTTTGCATCAACTCGATGAACTTGGCTTCCTCTTCTGGGTCAATAGGAACAGCGTGATCCATGATCGTGCCGTCCTCGACCATCTGGTGTATGTCGGCCAGCATCGCGGCCAACTCTTCCTCTGTGCCGTCGAAGTTGTCAAAGCAACCCTCGGCAAAAACAACTTTCAGTTTCTCAGTCATTGCTTACCTTTCGTAAAGCCTGCACGGTTTTTAAGGTCGTGGCAGGTCTGGCATCGCCACTGCGGTGCGCCCCTGCTGTTCGCGCCCTTCACCTCTGCTGGGTTCTGGCGGCATACCTGACAAGTCTTTTCCTCTTGCGCGTTTACGATCTGGCGCTTACGCCAACCCTGCGCCCCATCTTCTTTTTCAGTGTCCATGCAAATACTCCACATTGAATAAAACAAAAAAATAAAACCAATCACGGCCAGCCAGTGCGTGTGCATCTCCCAGCCATCCAGCAACACAAGGAACCAGCCAGTCGTGTGCATCACTACGCCTTGATAGGTATTCACATCGTGGCCTTTCCTTCAGCCCTGTTGTTCGCTTGCTCAGTGCGCCATATTTCCACGCGCAATTCAGCCGCCGTGATGTCCCATTTCAGACGCTCCTCAATGGCTACAGCCTCTTTCAATCCTTCAAGCAATTGAATCATCTCTGGGTGTGCATACGCTTCACGCTCCTGCGCACCAATGGCGGTCTCCATCGACCGCTTCATCAAGATGCCCTTGAGGCTCTTTCGGTAATGCTCGATGTATGTGCGCTCTGCCTTTGCCTTTGCAAACAGCGCGGCGTTCTTCAAAATGTAGTCCACCGCCTTGTGTGGGTCGCGTTCTTCACTCATTTGCCAACTCCTCTTGGACGACACATCCAAAAATAACTAATCAAAAAAATTGTGCTAACCCAACACAACCCGCCTGTCAGCATTAACGCAATCATCAAAATATTCCAAAAATCATGCATGGTCATTTCGCTCACCTCTTTCTTCAATCATTGCTTCTGCAAAATCATAAGCCGACCGAGCAAGGTCGTGTGGGTATGCATCTTTTTTTGCTGTGCGCAAAATTGCGTGAAGCGCAAACATCGCAAAGATGTCTATCAATTCAGGTTCTTGTTTCATTCGATCTCCTCAATCTTTATTTTCAACATCCCACCAATATCTGGTGCCCAGTAGATGCGCAAGTCAACGATCTGTGAATCGTCTTCGTACACACCAGCGTGGGCCAGCCCATCAAGGGTTGCTTTCAACAGGTTGTCCAAGTCCCTGCGTCGTTTGTCTGGCCTCCATGCCTCGATCACCACACGCAGTGAACCCTTGAAGTGCTTCACTGTTTTTTGTAGCGTCATCTGGTCACCAACCAACTCGCGATACTCGCGGCCTCGTGCGCTGATGATCATGCGGCCATCAAAGTTGCGCCAGTAAGTATTGACCGATGGGGGCCAAGGCAATGTGATCTCAATCATTGTGGCCTCATGCGGTGGCGAATGGCCTCAGACAATTCTTCTTGGCTCCACTGCAACGCAAGGTCGGCACACGCGTTGCGCTCGATTGCAATTGCCTGCTTGCTGGTCTGAATTGCAATTGCCATGATCTCCGCTTTCGCGTCCCTCAGTGCCGCATCAAACTCGGTCTGTGTAAATAACTTCATGGCCCCAGAGTTGCCAAGTAGTTGCCTTGCTAAAGGGCTAAGTTCAGCATCTTGCTTTGTCATTTCCATTCTCCTTCGTTTCCTCGATTACCCTTTGTCCACTGTTCTCGAACATCTGCCTCAAGACGCGACTGGGGATGTAATTCGTTCCACCCCTTGTGGTACTTGCCCAAGTGGTCACTGTAGCCATTGAGCCACTTGTAAGCACTGTCACGATCTTGAAGTCTTTTTTGTATGACCCACCGAACGAGACAGCGATGCCGATGTTCATCTTCTCCTTTTCCTTCTTGCGCTTCATTCAAAATCTTCCTCCATTGTCAAAAGACATAGGCACACTGTTGTCGTACTCAACAAACTGCTGGCTGTCCTTGTGATACCAAAGCGAGTACCAGTCCTCTGACTCGCCGTTTCTTTGTTTCTCGCACATCAACATGGCGTCAGGAATCATCGGATCGACTGGGCCGTTCTGCGCTTGATGCTCTTTCTTTTTATTGCGCCAGACCATTAACACATTGTCAACTTGGTCACTGATTGCGCCAGAACCTTTGATGTCGTTTTTGTTTGGCTGAATCTCTTCGCTCGCCAACTTGCGGATGTGATGAATCAAATGGATGTGAACATTGTGATCACGCGCCAGCGCGGTCAACTCGTCAACAAACATCTTCTGTGCGTTGTAATCGTCTTCACCAGACACACACTTCATCAACGAGTCAATGAAGATGTGTTGCACGCCCAACTCGACGGCGCTGTATCGGGCCACCGCAATGACCTGCTGAGATGTAACCGTGCCCTGCTGGTCATACAGCCACAACTTGCCATGCGAGAAGTCCTGCAACCTTGTGACCAAGTCCATCAAATGCTTTTGCTTGTTCATGTACATCGGGCTGTAAATGTTCTCGCCTGCAAACTGTCGAAGCATTCGCGTCAGCGTTCGCTTGGGCTTCATCTCAAACGAAGCAATCATCACGCGCTGGCCCTGCTTGATCAGGTGCAATGCAATCTGCCCCGTGACCATCGACTTGCCGCCGCCGTTGCCGCCAGCGTACAAAGTCACTTCGCCTGCGCGAAAACCAAAACCTTGGTGAGTCTTCGGCCACGGCATCAATTGCTGTGGCTCTTCCTTCGGGTTGATGAAGTCCTCGCGCACCTCTTCTAAAAATTCCATTGCGCCGCGTACCTTCTGGCCGACATCGTTGGCCTTGATGTATTTCTCAAAGTCAACCTCATCAGGCTTGACAATCCGAATGCGACGCGCCTCGTCCAATTCCTTGGCCCGTTTTTGTATTTCAGATACCTGCATAAACCACTACCTCCTCAATTCGCTGTTGTGCCACTTTTAATCGCTCCATGTCCTCATTGCTGAGTTGTTTGCCTTTTGCCATGTCGTATGCCGCAAGCATCACCACCAAGCACTCAAACGACGCAATGCGTAAGAGGTCGCTGGCGTAGAACGCTGGCTTGACCTTGGGCTTGCCTGTGTCGTTCCAATCGCGCTTTTTGTCGTCTGGTGGGAACAGGTCGTTCATGTCCATGCCAACGGCACCAACAACATCATGCACCGCGCATCCACCAAAACAATGCACCAGCACGCGGCCATCTTCGGTCTCCCGAACTGACAGCGATGGTGACTTGTCTTCGTGTGCTGGGCACTGTGCTGTCCAAGAACCGTTACGGCCCCTGACCTTGCCTAGACGCGAAACAAAACGCTCGGCTGGGGTCATATCACCCTCCGACCTGCTGGCGCGTCACCGCTCTCGTCTTCCCAGCGGCGCTGATTGATGTAGGTCAATGGCGCGGGGTCAAAGCCTGATGTCCACTGCTCGGTGCGCTTCAACTTGTTGACATTGTTGATGATGGTTTCGGCCACCATGTCGAGGTCGTGCTTGGCCCACTTCTTCTCGCATTCGGCGCGGGCCACCTTCCTCTTTGACGCAGGCCATGAAGACCAAAACTCGTTGAATCGTGATGTTGTCGGTGTCACCGACGATATATTCTTATTCTGTATCTGTATCTGTTTAGGGTTAACCTTCGGTTTCGTTTCGGTTATCGATTCGGTTTTCTTCGGCCTGCCGCCTCGCTTTCCGAGTTGTCGATTATTTTCGACTTGATGTTGGTACTTCGCAATTTCCATGTCACAACGATGGTTGCGATACCCGTCAACACCCTTGTCAAAGAATTCCCCCAAAACCGATTCGGTTATGTCCAAATCAAGCCTGATTTTGCGTGCAACCGATTCGGTTTCGAGTGGGATTGGCTTCTCACTGATGTAGTACAAATCAAGCAGGCGGCGGTATGCCAAGTCTTCAGCATCCGACAAGTGGTTGGTGTGTGTGATGTAGTCGCCTAAATAAAATTTGTACCAGATCACTTGATTTCTCCAAAGATGTCGGGACGAAGAGTTGCACGCAACACCTTGCCCCGTGTGTACCTTTCGATGGCTACGCACACCTCTGCGCTGGCCAGCCCACGCCCTGTGATAATCGCGGCCATCCACTGCTTGGTGATGCCCAAGTGTCGCGCCAGTTCTATCTTCGCGCCCCGTGGTTTGTCTTCAAAAAATTTCTCTAGCGTCATCCTGACTCCTTGTGTTAGTGAAACTCCATCATACACCAAAAAATCATTTGTGCAAGGGTTCTTGCAAAATAAGTTAAAGTGTGTATGATACCAACACATCAACAGCGAAGGAGGAGTGTATGCACAGCGAAGAGGAATACAACCAAGCGATGCTGGAGAGGCAACAGATGCTTG